CGCAGATCCCGTAACACCAACTTCAACGGTCTTTGCACCTGTTAACAAGCCTGTGACGATCGCACCGACAGCCGCGGCTGCATTTGACAGTTCCTGAACAACAAGTTGAGCAAGGACTGCAGTTTTATAAGCTAAAACAGCAGCGGTAATAATTCCGAGCACTGTTGCGATAGATTTTCCGTTGTCCACTACCCATTCGAAAAAGCCAATCACGGGAGCCAAAACAGGAACGAGTTGTTTCACTGCCCCGATCATGCCCGGTATTCCGTCTTTTGTGAAAGCGGTCGTCAGTTTATCAACAGCCGAAAGAGCTGCAGGAATCAGGACGTCCTTGATTGCTTTTGAGATCGGCTCCATAACTTTGCCAAGAAAGGCATTCGCATTATCCTTGAGTGTGGAGATTAGGCCGTCTGTGGTCTTAGAAGCAATCTCCATGCCCTTGTAAAACTGGCCGCCCTCAGACGTTGCTACCTTGAAAGCGCCTGCCATTTCATCTGCAGATATCCCACCCTTAGACATTCTGTCGGTCAGATCGGAAATTGATTCGCCGGTTGTTTCGGAAATGATTTTGAGTGGATTAAATCCGGCCTCAATCATCATTTGCAGATTTTCACCGGTCATCTTACCCTGAGACGATGCTTTGCCGAATGCCATTGTCAATGATTTGAGTTTTTCAACATTGCCTAAAGAAATATCACCAAGCATGGTAAGGTCGGCGGTCGTGTCTTTGTTTGCGATGCCAAATGCCAGCAGGGTTTTAGTTCCATCTGCCAGGTCACCCATTTCGTAGGGAGTTGCGGCAGCCAGTTTCTTGAGTTCCTCTACCTTCTGTAAGGCCGTAGATTCGTCTCCAAGCATCGTAGTAAACGACGCCATGTAGTTTTCCATTTGTGAGTTGTATTTTAGCCCAACGGTAGCTGCGGCGCCCATACCAGCGCCAACAGCAGCCAGAGCGGCAACCGTCGCAGTCGCCATTGCGGATGCAACCTTACCAACTCCGCCGAAGCCTTTGGAGGCAGACGATTCCAGCCCGTTCAAACCAGTCTTAAATCCAGTCTGATCCAGCTCTGTACCAATTTTTACAGTACCGTCGTTCAATGCTCTCACCTGCCTTTATCGGATACTTCCGTTATTCTTCGTTTGATATAGTTCTTCATGTCAGTGTCGCGTTTTGCGAGCTTCATTTTCGAGTCGGCCGTCTCCTCGACGTCCAGAGCGTATAGTTTTTTCATGTCGGCATAGAACGACTTTTGTTCTTTGCCCATGCCCGTGGTCTTCGTGACCCGGTACCCCATGATCTTTGACATTTTCAACTCATCATTAAGGGACTCAAACATTGCCTTGAATTTCCACCAATGCAGGTCTTCGCTACTCAGGTCCTGCAGATCAATCCGATACTGGGTCCGGAAAGCTGAATAGATATAGGGCGCGTCAACCTCGAAACAGTAGCACCGCTTGAGTGACGCGCCCTTGCCTTTAGCCGATTCCTTCGGTTCGGCCTTCCCACCTCGATAAAACCACATCATTGTTTCAAACGCCTGTGTCGGGTCGTCTGGCAGTTTATCGCCATAGAACAGGCACAAGGCGTTCATGATTCGTTCGTCATCGGATAGTTTCTGATCGAAGATGCAGATTTCAATCAGGATGAATGTTCGGAATCCCCAATTGACTAAATGTTTTTCCCCAGCAATTGTGACCGCTGTAGGCAGTTCGTCAATGAGGATGTTCATTTATCTCACCCGTTTCACCGAATATTTGGCCATCGTTTCATTTCGGGCAGCCACTATGATTTTGGTGAATTCTGCAACAAAACCGAGTACCTTGTCATAGCTCGTGCAGTCTCCGATTACATCGGCGCCGGTCAGGTGGATGAAGAAGTTTTTCATGATATCGATGTACGCCTTGTATTCCATCCACTTAGCCGGATATTCTACCTTCTGCGCCTCTTCCACTTCCAAGAGCATCGTTTCCTGCGCCTCTTCAACAGCTTTGACTTTCAGGTAGTCGGTCGGGTCAAACTCGAACTCGATCTCGTTGATTTTCATCTGCATCTTGGGTCCTCCTGGCTTTTAAGCCACTATTGTAAAATCTTTACCGACCGCTGCGACTTATATAGCTGTGTAATCGTACGCAGTAGGAGTGGCGCCGACTTTTTTCAGTTCGATGTCAATTGCCGATGCTTCCCCGGCGTTCCCCGCTCCGTCAGAATTGACCACGATCGAAACCTGACCGGTCTCACCAACACCCGTCAGCATATTGAAATAGACGTAGTTGGTCACACAGGCACTGCCTCTGCCCTGGGCAACTCCGAACGAAAGCATATAGTCCTGTGCCTCGTCACCGATGAAGCGGTCTCCGCCCGGTTTGAACGTTCTCTGATTGCCTGTCTTGATAGACGACTGGCCTGCGCGAATGTAGTTCTTTTCGGTCATGGTGGGATTGAGCTGTGCGTCAAGTCCCTCAATACCGGTCTGTACCACTGCATAGGCAGTTTTCACAGTAGGTACGACAGCGGCGGGTGTAAGATCGATTGCAAGTACCATGTCATCGTTGGTCGACCAGCCAGTAAAATCAGGATCCGGAGTTACTCCGGTCATAAGTGCACTTAAAAGCATGTTGTTATTCCTCCTCATAGTAGGTAACTTTGCACTGCAGCATGTATTTTGCAATGCAGGCATCAAGATCTACGTCGGCCAGGTTGGGCATATTCTGCAGTGACTCGATTTTTCGCACTTGGCAGTTAGTCCCGAAGTCCGGGAAGATTTTCGCCTTGTTCTGTGCGTCGATCCAGTCACCGAATGCTTGAGCCATGTTCATGGCCAACAGGTTCAGATCGTCAGTGTTTATCGAAAATGATTTAGTGATCAGGATCGCAAATCCGTACTCTTTGACACCCGCATTTCGCGTGTATCGTTTGACATACTTGTTCGCATACTGAGTTATGAAGGCAATCGTGTCAGGAGTGCCAGTTGAAACATTGAAATTCAGGACATTCCCGACCACAGCCAGAACCTGCGGCTCCAGGTAGGCTTTCATGATGTCGTGTTTCGTGCTCATAATCAGCCGCCTTTCTGCTTGATGAAGTTCTGTACAGCCTTGGTCAGCTCTGGCCCCCTGGCGGTCATCATGGCCTTGTCCCAGTACGACGATGCCGTTGGTTTTGAATAGTTCAATTCAACGCTGGTCAGCACCTTGTACTCGCCGTGCGACCAGGCTGATCCTGTCTTGCTGGACACCATCAGCTTGCCGTGATACTGGTACCGGGCATATGGCGAAAGGTAGTGGACAATCCCTTGGCCGTTCTCAACATAGGTTCGGACATTTTTAGCCAGAACACCATTCAGTTCAGGGACATACGGCTGCATGAGCTTTCGTGCCTCGTTGGCCGCGAATAATTGAACCTTGTCACCGATCATGTCGTTGATGATCTGGTTTTCCGGCTTGTCGAATTTGAAGCTGATTTTCACGGTCAGCCCCCCAGTCTGTAGTGTCCCTGCATGCTGCCAGAGTTGTCGGAGCAGGCAGTCACCTTGAAGGCATTCGGCTTGTTTTTGGACAGGATCTGCGTCGCCGTGTTTGGTGACAAGCTAGTGATCATGTCGGCCGTAGTTCCTAGAATCACAATATCGTCGTTTCGCATTGTGAAGAACCCGTCCCGCAGATTGGCAGCTTTGGCCACCCACTCTGCGTATGACAGATACGTGGCAGACTTCGGGATCCGTACCGCGTATGCCCCCGACATCTGCGAATTAAATCCGGAGTTGACCTGCGCCGTGACCACCTTAAAAAAACAATCGGGCAGAATAGTCTTGTACCAGGCATCCACATTCGCAGCCGGATTATCCACGGCTTTTAGGCAGTTCCAGAGCGTTATCGTTTGGATGTAGTTAGGGTTCAGCCGTGCCATACATCCACCCCCGCCCGCAGGAGCACCGTTCCGAACAGGTAGATCTTCGCGATGGAACGGATCTCGTTCTTCCCAGCGAAGCGCGAGACATCATAGCTCCCGGACTGACCATCATTTGAGAATGACGTCATACCGGAGGCTTGTGCCTGCTCTGCCTGGAACAGGTATTCCGCGATCTCACAGATGCAGTTTTTGATGTCTGCCAGGACCAGTGTCGTGACAACATCATCGATGGTAATCGTCGCAACATCGTCCACAATAACAACAGATGAGAGCTGGCCAAACGTGTGTCTGGCCAGCTCTCTCTCTGCCTTTGTCTCATAAAATGGGAATTGCTCGGCGGTCATGACTGCTGTCGACCCAGCCCGCCAGTCAATGTATTCAACAGACGATACAATAGCAGCCATATTTCCTCCTTATTCCTTGATCGCCACGGTGTCGTCGGCTATCGGGCCGATTGCGGCAATCAGGTCAGCCTTTTCGGGCGTGATTACACCAATCACTTTTACCGGAGCAGGCTTTTTGACCTGATTTTCTTTTCCGGGAATTAGTCCAATTCGTCTCATGATGTTCTCCTTTCAAGAAGCCGGAGGCCTTTCGACTCCCAGCCATTCAGTTGGTTCGTCAGATTGCCTTGTTGTGCAGATAGATGCCCTTGGCCTTGTTGCCATAAGCATCGCACAGCGCATAGAGGCGATAGCGATATGTCAGAGCGTCAGCATCAAAGTTGGCGTCAGCAGCGGCAGCAAGGGACACCTTGTGCTTTGTGTACTGCAAAACTGCCTTGGGCTGAATGACCATGAAGTTGATGTCTTTGCCCGCCACGTCTTTGACATAGCCGCCTGCTTCTTCACCGGCAGTTTTGCCGTCGAGCTGGTCAATGGCCGTGTAAAAACGATCCTGAGGAACGGCGACGATCTTGGAGAAGTTCTTCAAAACCTCTCTCGATTTGGTTGTGTCAAGATCTTCCCATAGTCCAGAAAGAGAATCCTCAATGTACAGGATTCTTCCGGCCTTCGGAACCTTGTTCGCGTTCATGGCAGTTGTTGCGGCACGAAGAGCGGCAATGACAGCGGCTCCGTCAGCAAGGGAAGCGTCTGCCGGGCCAAGTCCATGCAGGGCTGCATAGCTTGCAAAACGGAAAGCGTCAACTTCTGGGATAACTTCGGTTCTTTCGAACTCGCCTGCGAGCATTCCGAACGCAATTCCCTGTGTCTCTTCGTCGTCCATAGCGTCAACGCTGAATTTACCGCCGCGGTCAAAGTTGTACTTGACGGTTTCATATTCGAACGTCATGGTTCTGTCAACATAGCCGGTGTTGCGTCCATAGTCGGCAAGCCCCTGCAATGTCATTTTCGGGATAGCGACTTCATTCGCATTTGCTCCCGCTTTGGCGAAAGCCATATCAGAATCAAGGTCTGTGGTAAGGGCCTCAACTTCATAGACTTCGTCGAGCATCCCGATGTATTTGGTGATAAGAGCGATTGTATTAGGTAACATTTTTCAAATCCTCACTTCTCTTTTTTGGTTGCGGGTAAGCCGAACGCTCTTCGCATTCTTGCATCATCCGCACCTATCGCGCCGCCGCCCGTTGTGGACGCGACGCCTTTCGTAACTGCCGGTTCTTTGGCTTTCAGGTTTGGCATGGCTTTTAAGGCGGCCTCGAGAACAACTTTGATGTCGTCCTTTTTGGGCTTACCCGAATCATCCTTGCCAACCTTTGAAAAGTCCAGTTTGATGTAGGGTAGTTGTGCCAGATCAATTCCAAGATCCTTTGCAACGGATTCAGAACGCGCTTCGATTAAGTCGTTGAACCGCTCTGCCTTGACAATTTCGGTCTCTGCTTTTGCGTCCTCTGCCTTTTTCTGCATGGCGGTCAGACTGCCCTTGTCTTTTTCAGCCTGGGCGGCTTTTGTTGACTTGTAGTCAGCCATTGCCTGTTTTGCCTCAGCCTCGGTCATGCCGTTCTGTGTGTAAAGCGACATTAAGGCCGAATTGCCAGCTCGTTCTGACCGATCAGTGACGATCCTGTCCAGGTCTGCCTGTGTATAGGTCTTGCCGGTGTCTTTCTCACCGTCTGTTTTCCCGGCATTGTTGGCGCCGTCACCTTTGCCCGCATCAGTGTCGGTGCCCGAATTCGCGGCACCGGTACCATCTGCAAGCAGTTGAAGATTGATGTTTTTAAGCATGATAAATACCTCCGCTTTAAGTCCTGAGTGGACTATTCCACGAATTAAAGGCTCGCGTTACCTTGTTGCCCTCTTGCGGATTTCCCCGGTTGAGGACATGTAAAAAGCACACCGGTTAAGATGTGCTTTTCTGTTCCGGTCTTATGGTACCGGCTTTCCTTGTCAGGCTCTTATACCTTTTTTGATATTGTCTTGATACTCGTTCCATGCTTTGACCGCTGATTCGGGCGCATTATCTATGAGTCCTATACAATTCCCGTCATCGTCAAACTTCATGTAACTTAACCATTCGTCCGCGTTCATAAGATCAGCCCCATTTCTTCAACGATTATCCGAGCTTGAGGAAGTGCATTCGCTCCATTTGCGTAGACGTTCAATACTGCCTCTGCGATACACTCACAATCATTTGCCTGCGCATATCGGCTTATCTGCGCCTTGAAGTCGAGTTTTGTTATCGGCCCAACTTCTTTCTTGTACCTCATAAACGCATTATATACCGTATCACGTGCATAGGTCGTTTCTTTGTCTGCCCAACCGGCCATTATCAGCTGTGTCTTTGTCCGTCCGTCAGGGAACATGTAGTCAAAGGTTGAAACTGTTTTTTCAAAATCGACACAATGCGCAAGTTCATGGACTATTGAGTTTTCAGGAGTGGCACCCGCCGTCCAATAATTGGCCTCCGTCTTATCGGTGTACATCTTGGCCAACTTTTCACCATTTCCGCCCTTGAACGCTGAACCGTTGATACTAAGAATCGTCCCCTTCACGTTGTTGCCATCATATGCTGGACCGATTGCCATAATTCCGGTTTTGTCTTGATCGATTTTTGCGAGATTTTCAATGATCTTCGCATCAGGATTCAGTTTGCTTATTTTCTCGACCTGTGACAGAGCTTTCTTAACTATGTCAAAATCAAGCCCTTCCAGATTTGCGCTTTCAAGATTCCAGCTCTTTGTTACATAATCTTCAAGCTCCTTTGTGGTTTTAACTGCGTCAATTCCGGAAACTTCAATTTTCTTTGCGACAGATGGAACTGAAACACTCTTTCCCGTGACCCTCCCGAGTCCGTCAATCGTGACCCGTTCCCGCTGTTGTGGCAATCCCATTGCCTTTGATAGTCCCGTGTATTCAGCAGACGAACCTTGATATCTTGACATTGCGGCTTGGATATCTAACGGATCACCGCCCCCCTGCTTTAATAAGCTGATTTCTTGACGCTGTGCTCGCATGTTCGTCTCAAGCTGTCTCTGTCTTTGCAGCGCCTCTGATGTGGTGTATTCCTTGCCGTTGTAAGACTTAGGCGTATTCTCAGCATCGTTCATTTGCTTGAGTTGAGCATCGGTGTAGGTCCTCACAGAGGTACCCGGGACAAATGCCAGGTAATCATGACCGCAATTTGCGCCCTTGAGTCCCTCGACTGTTCCAAGTCCGCACTGTTCGATCATTTCAAGTTTAGTAAACACTTTGCCTTGAAACCATTGATGTGTTTCGCGAGCCCCTGCGTGCCAGGTGATTTCAAATGAATCAGTACCCAAATCTTTTGCCGTCTTGTCGTTGATGTGCGACATGGTTTGATTCAGACCGGTCATCGTTGCCCGTCTGGCTGCCACTGTGACCCTGTTGTGATATCCGGACTCGTAATCTATCCACCTTAGCCCGCTGTTGGTCATTTGCTTGACTGTGCGCTTCAAAACCGTGTTGTAGTCGAACGCTGCGGTACCGATATCGCCCAGGGCTGCGTCCAAAGTCTGCTGATAGAACTTTGTGATGTCAAGCGCCTTGAGTTGATTTCCCTGCTGCGTGATAAATCCCATTGACCGGGTAATGTTGATCAGTTCGCCTTTGGTCTGCGCTTTGACCGCGCTCATTAACGACTGTAGTTCAGCGTTATCAGCAAAGGATGTCAATGCATTTCCCGTCTTGGCATACAGAGCAGCATTTTGGACGTACTCCGCTTTGACCGCCTCGGCATAGATATCATCGATCGCCTTATCCGATAGCTTGAGCGCCGTCTGGATCTGCTGCTTGATATAGGCATTGGACTCGCCCAGCTGCCTGAGCCTGGTGATCTGCCAGTCAGCTGATGATGTGACAAATCCATTGATCCGGATCCGGCGGACGATGTCCTCCATAATGCGAGACTGAAGATCGCCGAAGACTTGTTCAACGCCCATCGGGATTTGCTCAATAACGCCTGCGTTCATGGGTTATCCTCCAAATGGATTCGGTGGAGCGCCGCCAAACGGCATTGTCTGCTTTGTGGGGAAAGTGTCAGGCATTACGTTCGGTGTTTCTGGTACTCTTGACTTGGCTGTAGCTTCATCCTCCCCGAATTGTCTAACTCTATATTCCCACAGGGCAAGAGCGCCCATTGCCACGTCAGCGCGGTCAGAGGTCTTGTTTGCCTCTGTGTCGGTCAGGATGCTGTCAGCAAATGTGCACTCGAACTCATAGCCGGACAGGTCAAGTTTGTTGTAGAAAGCCAGTGCGTCAGTCAGGTCAGACAGGCAATCTGTGAGGTTGTCCTCGATCGCGATGACTCGGTTGTATTTGGTCTGTTTTGCCGCTTTGATCTCTGTTGCTGTCTTGACGACTGCGACTTCTTTCGACAGATCGCCAAACGCAAGACCGACGTTCTTCTCAATCCGGCGCAAGTATTCATCAAGACCCTCAATGAATCCAATACCCCGAAGTGCAGGAGAGAATTCGCTATATGGAACGTCTTTGTCCCCGTTTGCTCCAACGCCCAGCGTTCTTATAAGTCGTTCCTTTGGTCTGGTTGTATACCCCAAATCATTCGGCTGCGGTACCGCGTCAACGTCGGCAATGATAGCCCGTTCCGCTGATTCATACTCCCATTTCAATCTGCCGAATTGCTTGTCTGCTTCTTTGATCAGTTCAACGGCAGACTCGTAAACCGAAACACCATTGAATGACTTGTCGACCCTGTTTTTCAGAGGGTTCTTGAAGTATCCGAAATCTGGCCGTGTCCAGTCTGCGTAAATGATCTCCGGGGGAAGTTTCGCCCAGTCCTCGAATACATCCAGACCGATCTCATTTCCTAAAGTATCTTTCCCGGATGACTTATAGGCCTTGTTGGTGATTGTCAGCCCTGCATCTGTGACCGTGTGCCGTTCAAGACGATGATAAAAATTGACGTCGCCCTTTCTGCGCATCTCGGTGAAGATAACGTCTGTCAATCTGCCCCGTGAATCGTAGGCAATCGGCAGGAAGTCGTCTTGCGATACATACTCGACCTGCCCCATAACACCTAAAGGCTTGATACAGAACGAACCAAGGGCAATGCCCTCTTGCAGGTTTTCGTTCAGGTCCCGGATGGCCATTTTGTAGATGACGTCCAGCTTATCATTGCCGGTCTTGCTCTCCATCTCATTGAGGCAGACATCGGCAAACTCTCTCGCGATAGATCCCTCAAGCCCCAGAGAGCAGATGCCCAGCTTGTCGTTGATCCACGGCGCCTTACCGTCATACATCTGTCTCCACAGTGTAATTCGGAGCGCCATTTCGGAGGATAGAGCCGCATTGTCTCCTGTAATAGCTTTAAGGTCAGCCCCAGTTATCATGCTTTTCACCCCCGAAAAGAATGCCTTGATTGATGTGATTAAAGACATTCTCATTCCTCCTCTTTATCGTCAAACGGCAAGAACCGCCTGATTTGCTTCCATAGCCCAGCTATACAGTAACGAATTGCGTCCTGTGCATGATCTGCTTCCTTTACCGGTTGTTCTGTTCCGCGTTCAATCGACTTTCTGTCGTAAGAATACAGCCCCATTTCCTTGACTAATTCCGGTTGTTCCCAAAAGGTCAGTACCCCGAACGTCAAACATTTCTGCACCCTCGATATTCCAAGAGCGACGCTGTTCTGTGCATCTCTAATAATGACTCTAGGAATAGCCCTCTTGATTTCTTCTGCGAGTCCTTTGGCTGAAGGGTCAATGAACGCATATCTGACAATACAGTCATATGTGGATTCGATCCTCTCAACAAACTTGACGAAATCCTTAGCATAATCAGACGGCGAGCGTTGGTGTCCTGTCGTTTTCCCCGAATGATAATACTCACCAAGTCCACCCACTCTCTTAAGACTTGTCCACAAGCCAAACGCCTGGAACGTTGTAGCGTTCATCTGTCCATAGTCAATGCCGATTCCTACAGTGTCAGGCGATATCGGGTTGTTCTTCGCGTCTCGCGGCGGTATGTTGACATGCTTTGCTTTGTCAAACATGTAATAGATCAGCTCGTCGATGCCTATGCAAAGACCGAGCCAAAGCCAATTGTACATTTTCAGATCAAATTGCTTTAATTGCTCTGCGGATTCCAGCAGTTTACGACCAAGCCATTCGCAAGGCACGTCAAGATAGTCGACATGAACATGCAGCACGTCCGGCCTGAGCTTCATTTTCTCGAGCCATGTCATAATCAGTGAGTTTGGGTTCTTCGGCGGATTGAACAGGCCGATCATCTGGAACACGTCATTGTTTCCGCGGCTGAATGTAGCCTCGATGTTCAGCAGCTCATCCTCGCCTTCGCCGTGCTCAAAGAACTCGGTCAACTCATCGATGATGACAAACTTAATCGGGCGTGATTCATCGATCATGCCTTTCGTGTCGTCGATTGAGTCGTTGCCAGTGAAAAAGATTGTGTTATCGTTCTTTTTGTACTTGATCTCGATAGGTGAGACTGTGATTTTAAACCGATTCGTTGGGATCTGCAGCCGGTTAATTCCCCGGATCATTTCTTTGAAAACTGTCTTGCGGATTTTATTGTGAAACTTACGCAAGATAACCGACGAACAGTCAGATTCACTCACTGTCTTGAAAACTGTTCGAATTGCTGCCCAGCTAGTCTTTGTAGCCGCACGGCCAGAAGTGATGATGATCCAAGTGTATGACTTATCGTTAAAGATATCTCGCAGCTTCGGGATGATCTCGTCACTGAGCCTTACCGTCCGATCAGAGATCATTGACAATCACCACACCATCGTCAGGATTTTGTTCAGGTGCAAGACCGAGCTGTGTTCGCAACCCTTCAAACCCGAGCCGCTGCCTGTCATTAGCCAGACGCTCAGAATCATATTCGATTTTGTGCAGCTGATCAGCAAGGTTCTGTTTTCTGATCTGTATCCTGGTTAAAGCTTCCTCGATGCGCTGGATGGTATTTGTATCTGGTTTTCTTACCGAGGAAAGCGCCGTAATCCGAATCATCATCCGCCGTTCACGAACGGTCAGAAGAATCAGCTCTTCTTTGAGAATTACTCGCTTATCCAGTTCAACAGAATTGATAAAGGTCATTTCGTCCGGGGTCAGGGAATCAAATAGAAGTCGAGTATGTTCGTTGGTGACGACAGCACATTGGTTTCCTGGCAGAAACGGTTCAGACGGTTGTTTGTCACGCTTTAATCGCGCGTCGTTTTTTGATGTGACAGGTGTCACGCCCGCCCATTTGTCACGCTTCTTCCATTGCCGAATATTAGCTGGCTTAACATTCAGCCGCTTAGCAATCTCATAAGGCGACAGATGCTCTTCATGGAATAACCGTTTTGCCTCTTCACGCGGATCCATCACCTCACCTTCCTTGCTTTTGGAAATAGTAAAAGGACCCCCGGGTGGAGGTCCTCTCGACAATCGCTTTATTTTAACTATAACACAGGGCACAAGTGCACCTTTTCCGCATTATTCTGCACCTTTTTCCAGTAATACCCCGTGAATTCCAAAGAAAAGAATCCGTAGCCGGGCGGTTGATCGGTCCAGACAGCGCTTGATGGTGTCTTCGCTGCAGTCGAATAGGTCGGCCAGCTGCGCATTCGTGTATGGCTTTCCGTGTCCGTCTGCCCCGCCTTCCGGATCGATGTACTTGCGCATGATGATGTTGTACGAACGCTCGGTCCCGTCCTCGATGCACAGGCGCCGATAGGTTTCCAGTGCCTTGTCAATGTGCACCTTGTAGACCATGGTCTCCATCCGGCTCTCCGTGATCGATCGGATATGGCTGCTGACCTTGTAGTCGTCCAGGTACCAGTCCATTGCGTCCACTGCATTTGCAATGAAAGCAGCCAGGTACCGATAATGCCGAAGGGCCTCCTTGATGCTGTACTTTACTTCCGTCACGTTTCGTCATTCCTCCCCGCTTCCCAAAATACTGTTAGCTTATATCCCTCTCATGTGATTGCCTCCTCAAGGCCATCGAGTAAGTTAATTTGCTTTAAGGGCTTTTCACTTTCTGGTAGTTCTCGGTAATACCACCGGTCGCACCAGACTAGAATATCAACGAGCTTCTCTTGAATATTCTCTTCTTCGCCGTTTTCGCTGGTTAGCTTGATAACCCATTCTTTACCGGCCTTTGTGTCAATATCGGTAAATCCGCTTACGGTTCCTGTCACATCAGCGGTCTGGTTCATGATTCTGACTTCTGACCCAACTGCCAGGCTCTTCCAAATATCGCTGACTAGCCCGCCACATTTCGACGCTTGCGGTTGTTCATTGCTGACCTCGTCAAATGGATTGATTGATTCGGGTTCGGACGCTGTTTCCGTCTCAATTTCGGTATCGATCTTTTCATCATCATCAGGATCCTCGATTGACAAATCCTCGAGCGTGATCTGTTCGTCAAACACGATCAGGTGGCCAGACTCGTCATACCGGGCGTTGAAATCTTTGATCTTGCCTTTGCTGGCATGTTTTTTCTGGGTTACGTTCAGGCTGATGCTGTGACTCACCTGGGCGGCTCTGCTGTATGGGTTCTGCTTGATCTGAATTTTGAGCGGCACAGTCGCGACGATATCATCACTGGCTGCATCGATGCCGCGACGGATACAACGGTCAAGATCAAATCGGATCTCGCTGAACAACGGATGATCGATGCCAATCTCGCTGATGGGCTCCAGACAAATCGATTGATCAGACGGGTTACCTCTGATCAGATTTGCTACTCCAGCAAAAAAATCAGGATTGATTGCAATAAGCTGCGAGAAGGCTGCATCAAAGTTATTGGCTTCGATACTAAATGGTTCTTCAGCATCCTGCACATAGCCGCTGATATGAATGTTCTCGAATTCATCGACCTCAATGACCAGTTCCTGGATCTTGTTTTTCAAGGCGTTCAAAACTTCCAACATTTTCTTTCCCTCCAAATTTTGTTTAGCCTAGCGCTTCAATGCTGCTGGCATCTTTGATGGTGATCTTGATTCTGGGACACCGGTCCGTGTACCACTTGCGGATCCGAAGATCGACAATCCGGGTGTCATCGGTATAGGCGATTTTGTTGCAGGCATCACAGACCAACTTAGCCAGGTTATCGGCATCCGGCTTAGTCGTTGGGCGAATTAGATTGTCCCGCATAAGAGCCTGTTTCTTTTTGGGCTTACTTGGCGGGATCTGGTAAAAGGCATCGATTGTCATGGCAAGTTCGTAATCAACTGGAATGTGATCAGATCCGGCGACAGCCAGAAATGCCAGGACAATAGCCGACTCATAATTGACGGTCTTTTCTGGGATGTACGAATGACTGAACCCGTTTTTCATCCTGACCGTTCTGGCTCTGGCCTTTCCCTGCGGCTGGCCAGGAATCTCAAAGGTGATTTGCTTCATGGATTTTCACTCCTAACGTGTGTATAAAATCGCATCGTGGATCCGTAGAAGTCCAGATCGAAATACTGTCGCTTGCCTTCCCTGTTCTTGGCCAGATTGCAATGGGTCATCCGTTCGTCCTGTCGGTCTTGCCACAGGATGATGATCCTGTCGCTGTCCTGCTCGATGGAACCGCAGTCCTTGATCTGGCTGATATCTGGTTCGGCCCACTTATCGAGTTTGCCGCCCTTGCCGATCAGAGCGCTCCGGTTCATTTGGGCAGCGATGATGATTGTGGTCCCAAACTTCTTGGCCATCCTCAGCAGGTCTCCGGCGATCTCACTGAGCTCTTGTGTTCTGGACTTTTTATAGCCGTCAATGTATAGCTGCTGAATGTAGTCAATGATCACCAGGCGAATGTCTTTTCCGGCTTCTTTTTGGATTCTGATCGCCGTCTCGACTTGGCCCAAATACTTAATCTGGTCCTGAAAGATTAGCTTACTGGACAGAAACTGGGGCGTAACCCTGGCAAGATCGCTCATGTCAAATGAGTTCATCGGTTCGAGCTGCTTGATTTTGTTCTGGCTGACACCGGACATGTTCGCTACTACTCGCCGGGTCATGCGTACCGCATCCATCTCGGTTGCGAAGAACATGGCCCACTGGTTGCCGTTGACCCCGGTCCGGACAAATGGGTAAAGGCACAGGGCAGACTTGCCGACGCCTGTCCTGGCAGCGATCGTTACCAGCTCGCCGCGCTCGATGCCGTTGGTCGCATCATCGATGTCTTTCAATCCGAACCAAATCTTATCGGTCGTGTTCCGGATCCCGTCCAGAGCATTTTTCAACAGGGTTGGCAGCGGCATGTGGTTTTGTCGGTCGTGCCTGCCAATCAGGGCTTCGGATGCCGCCTTGAGTCTCTGACTGATCTCGTCTGGGTTCTTCACTTTCCCTGCCTTAATCTGGTTGGCCAGAGAGGCAGCAGCTTGATACCCAAACCGTCGATCGGATTCTGTCTGCAGATCCACGATCATATTTTCAAGATTGGGCAGGATAGCTTTTTCGAGTTCATCACCGCACTTGAGCATGAACGCAAGAATCTTCTCGTCACTGGCAGGAGAGATCATTTCCCCGACATCCACATGCCCCTTTTCGTTAAAGATCGCCGATGCCATTTCGAACAACCGTTTGCAGCTCGGATCTACAAAGTCGTCCGGGATCAGCTTGACTTTGCAGATTGGCATACACCCGTCCCGGTAGACCATCATGCCAATGATCAGCTGCTCAAGTTGTACTGTTGCCATTGCCGAACTTCCTCGCTAATTCGTCTTCGCCTTTCCACTCCGCTTTCTGGTCATCTTCCGGCGGCGTCATGTCTTCCCAGCCGGGCAGTTTCCAAAGTGGCGGGTGATGAGGTTCAGGTCTGTTTATCTTCTCGGTCGGCTCGTCCGGCAGTTCTTCTTTCAAGGCGAACAGGTCGGCCCAGCAGTTGACGGTGCTTTGGTCAAAGATCGCAGCCAGCTCACGGTCAGAGCTGGATAATTCTTTTGCTTTAGCCAAAAGTTCCTGAAAAGCTCGCTTAGTGGTTTTCTTTCCTTTTCCCTCTCTCATTTCCAGAAATCCCGTAATCGAGTCTTGAACGGTTTTGTTTTCGGTAAATCCGGATATAACGTTTTCTTCATTTAGCGAGAGAGAGAAATCCCCCTCTTTCCTTTCCTTTACTTTACTTTCCTTTACTTTAAGACCGGATAATGACCGGATTCCGGTTGTTTTCCGGTCGTTTTCCGCCGGAATACTATTCAAAGTACTGGTATCAGGTCGTTTTGTTTTTCGTGTTCGGTCACCTGTTCGTTCGTTGTTTACACGTGAAATGACTTTGCTTGTACCATTACTAAAAATAACTGGTACATGTGTGTACCGTTTCGAAAATAAACTCAAATCTATTGCAGAAAGTATCATAATATGAAACTGCTCAACGCTGATTCCGATGCATTTACAGACCGATGCAAGGATCGCTTTATTGGATACATCGAGTTGACCGCCCTCCTTGTAGATCTTTTCTAAAAGGATAAAATAGAAGGCATAACCATCATTTCCGTATAGTGTTCGCATAGCATCAATCTTCGGATCAGAAACAGCATCAGTGTTGTGTGGAAAGTAATCCATACCCTGTTTTTTAGGTCTGGCCATTCGCTCACATCCCTTTCATCATGCTGATTCTGGCTGGCAGATCAATTCTGGTTTGGCTGCTTCGAGGATATACGTCGCTTCCATGTCGGCGTTGTGCATGGCGACGACTTCCGGCCAGACAGCACAGGCTTTATAAAATGTGTCAAAGTCGCCCTGCTTTTCAGGGCCCTGGTGCCATCGGATCATGGCCAACTCGATCATGCTGAGCGGCACAAAGATGTTGATCATCATGACCGACTTCTCGCCATGGCCGAGCGGAATTTTATCATCATAATCCCAGGCATCGACCTCGATCCAGTTCGGGACCTGCTTACCATTTTTGACGGTCATGCCGTCCTTGACGTTCTTTTTGATCCGGGTATAGACATTGGCCTTGCACAAATCATGCAACAATGCACAAAGGATCATGGATTCCTGTTCGATCTGGACAGTGTCCTTCTTGGCTGCCAGTCGTTTCAAGACGTTCAGCGAGTGTTCGGCAAGCCCGCCTTCATAGGAACAATGATATTTAGTGGAAGCCGGGGCCATGAAGAAGTCGGTAGTCTGGATATATGCGATCAGTTCGGCCATGCCCGTGCGTCCGACCCTGCTCAAAAATTTAAGAATGATCACCTTATTAACTTCGATCTGTTCTGCGGTCAGCGACTTATTGTCTCCAGTCATGCGTATGTCCTCCTGGAATAATCCCGGACAGACCGAATTGATCTGCCCGGGTGTTGGAATCAAAGATCAAAAGGAAGTGCTGTGTCGTCGTCCGGTATTGGATAGAACGCCTGCGGTTTTATTGGAGGCGGCACAGGAAGCGGCTGCTGATTAAATGATGATGCAGGCCGTGCCGCTGGTTTTGGTGTTGTTCTGGCACCTGCAGGCGCGGCGGCTGACACGATCCGATCGAAGAAGGTATTGATCACAGGGATTCCATTCTTGTCTGTTTTGTCCTTACTCGTCTTGACGGTGAAATCAATGATCGTGCCGATGATTCGGGGCAAATCTTCGATTACCAGTTTGAGCGGACGATTCGGATCAATGCCTATGGTTTCGAAATCGCGCTTGATGTAAGGCATGGCATCATTTGTAAAAGATGAGCGCTTGAATGCGCAGCGGTTTGCGTGCGTGCCTCCGACGACCCGGACCGTGTATTTAATGTATAAGGTGCCATCATCCCATTTATCCATCGCAGCGCCTTCAATAGCGCCCTGGTACTTACCATCGGGTAAGTTCTCGAAGTCTTTTTTCTCGGCCGGCTGGGCATTCTGCCAGGATGAATCAATTTCGTCAAAACCATCAGAAAAGTTACTCATGCTTTACCTTCTTTCGTGGCCTTTGCGGCGGCCTTACCACATTTGTTGCACATCCGTTTACTGTAATGATTCAGCGTGAATTCAGAGAGCTGCCACGCGGTCATTTTGGTAGTCGCGGCTATCTGGGCGCCGCAGCTCTCGCACTGGATAGGATGGAGGCCCTTAATGAATTCCTGTTCGAACTCAACAAAGTCCAGATTCATGACCGGAGGCAAAAAGGAGATCCGGCCCCCGGCTTCGAACAAGGGTGTGCTTTGGGTATAGATAACCCGGCGCTCGATAGTCCCGTTGTCCGTTTCTTCGAATCGCTTGTCGATGTACATGATCAGGTCGGCCATTCCATTGACCACCTTGCGTGCGCCTTCCGGCAAGGTCGAGGACACAGATGTGTAAGGCAAGCCAACTTTCGGTTTAATCTCTTTTTCCCGACTATGTGAAAGCATCCAGAGTCCGGGTCTCTGGAGCGAGAGCGCCGTGAGTTCTCTTAAGAATTCTGAATTGATCGTGTCGTAGCCTTTGCCGTAACTGGCATCAGACTGGTGCATAATGCCGAGTGTTTTATTTCCCCAGTCAACGCAAAACTTATAGAGATTGTCGATGGTGTCGACAATGATCCTGGTGAAATCATGGTTTCCTTGCTTGAGTTCTTTACAGGTTTCTTTGAATGCCTCCCAGTTATCAATTGGAATCTGGAAGGCGTCCTGTCCGGTCAGCCCTGCTTCCGTGGCAAGAAACAATGCTTTGCCAGACTTGCCATTGGCAAAAGTTGTCTTGCCGATCTTGGGTGGACCATAAATCAGAAATGATAAGTCATTGATGTCTGTTTTAGCGGGAGTGATGACTGTGGGCAGTTTCATGCGGGATCCTCCTCCTGTAATTCTTCATGCGCTACACGGTATTCGTACAAGGCCATGCAGCCTGCTTCCTGCAGGCAGATCGGCAGGTACTCGCATCCGTTGAAGTCGCTGCAGGTGTTGGTGTTTCTGCGGTGAACGTCATGCTTGTTTTTCCATTCCCATTCCTTGACGAACTCCCAGAGTTCCGATTCAAAAGCAATGATGTCAGCCGGGTTGCGGTACAGCTTTTCCTCAATCAGCCATTCATCGATCTCACTTGCTTTGCTGGCATAGAACTCGGACAGCCGCTTCGTGTAGCTTTCAACTGATTCAAGTCCGTTATTCTTTTGTGAAGTGGATCTTTTGATATTAGGCTTGCGGACGATCCGGTAGATGCACCCGACCGGCA